ACAGGCGTAGCGCCAACCGTTACAGTAGAAGCAGAAAACGGCGCAGTATCCAATACTGATATGCAGAGCGCGTATTTAACTGGAACTGTTCAGAAGTACTCAGGTATGGGCACAATTAGTATTGAGCTCCTTGAGAGGTCAGATCCGAATTTCTATGCCGAGCTCACACAGCAGTTACAGAACGCGTATTTAACTACTATTGATACAGCGGTAGTAAATGCTCTACTAACAGCTAGTACAGGCTCAACACCTACAACAGCTGATAGCGATGGAGTTATTGCCTTTACTTCACAAGCTGCAGCAGCAATCTACAAAAACACAGGTTACTTCGCGCAGAACTACGTAGGAAATGCCGCACAATGGCAGCTACTAATGGGCGCAACCGATACCACAAAGCGACCAATTTATAACGCTATCCAACCTATGAACGCAGCCGGACAGGTAGGGCCTCAGTCTATCCGCGGTAACGTACTAGGCCTTGATCTATACGTAGACAAGAACTTCACAGAAACCACAGTAGACGACTCATCGGCGTTAATTTTGGCCCCTGAGGCATTTACTGTTTACCGTAGCCCACAGGCTTATATGTCAGTAAACGTAGTATCGAACCTACAAGTACAGGTAGCGATTTACGGCTTTATGGCAACTATCGCAAAAATGCCTAACGGTATCGTTCGTTACCTAAAGGCATAAGCAAAATACCTAATAGTCGGTAGGGCTCTTAGCCCTTTGAGCCCTACCGGCCTCTTTTAAGATGGGAGTAAATAAGTGCCAGCTACATACGTCACCGAGGCGGAGTTACGCGCTAACCTTGGTATCGAAAACTTATACAGCTCTGCCATCGTCGAGGAAGTTTGCCAAACTGCTCAAGATTTACTTAATCAGTTTTTATGGTTTGCCTCAGCTCCAGTAGTCGGAGTAACACTACAAAATAATGTAATTACCGCGATGATTGCTAACCCTATGATCTTTACTACGGGTCAGTCTGTAACCTTGAGTGGATGCGGCTCAACCTTTAACGGCACTTACACGATCACGGGTACGATCCCTTGGTCAGCTGGTACATCCTCGCAGCTACCGTCTATCGTGTGGAATAACACCTATTTTAATTGGCCTAATGGCTATAGCTTTATCCAGTTTGCTAAGACCGCCGCTAACGTCAATTTTCAGCGCGTACTACCTTATGGCCAAGCTGTAGGCGCAGACACAAAGACAAACAGCTACGCGACTACTCCGGCCGTACGTGAGGCCGCGATGATTTTGGCCGTAGATATCTGGCAGGCTCGCCAAGTCTCACAGACAGGCGGAGTATCGATCGACGGCTTTAGCCCGAGCCCCTATCGTTTAGGTAACGCGATGATCGGCAAGATCCGAGGGCTCATCGCCGGGTATCAAAATCCGAATTCTATGGTGGGCTAAATGCCTGTACCTATTACGACCTTACGCGCCTCACTTGCTGCAGCTCTAGCTAATGCAAACGTCTGGAATACTTACAGCTTTCCACCGCCAACGATTACAGCTAACAGCGTTATCGTCGCTCCGGGAGATCCTTACATCACTCCGAGCAATAACACGTATAACTCAATCTCGCCTATGGCTAATTTTCGTATCCAAATGAGTGTGCCGCTACTGGATAATCAAGGAAATTTACAGGGCATCGAAAATATGGTCGTAGCTGTGTTTAACAAACTTGCAGCCTCATCGATCGTAATGAATATTGGAGCTGTTAGCGCGCCGAGTACTTTAGACGTACAAAGCGGTACGTTGCTAACAGCATCTATAGACATAAGCATACTAACGAGCTGGAGCTAAAATGCCATATACAGATGAGGATATCGCCTTTTTAATTAAGATAGGGCAGATAACCGAAGCACCAAAAAAAGAAACAAAAACACACACACCTACTACAGAGAAAAGCGAGGAATAGGCGATGGCCGTATTTCTATCTAATGGCGTGGTCGTAACTCTGAACTCTATAGCTCTGAGTGATCACGTAACGAGCGCGACAATTAACCGCGTTTTTGAGGAACTCGAAGTGACAGCTATGGGGGACTCCAGCAGAAAATTTACGAAGGGCCTAGAAACTTCTACGATTTCTCTAGACTTCCTATCGGACACAGCAGCAGCTAACGTAAACGCTACTTTGCAGGCGGCTTGGGGTACAACCGTACCAATCACGCTAAAGCAAACTAGTGCAATTACCTCAGCTACTAACCCTCTTTACTCAACTACAATCCTAGTTAATAACACTACAGATATTAACGGAGCCGTAGGAGATATCGGTACTCAGAGCATTACATTTACTTGTAACTCACCAATCGTAATTACTACTAGCTGATAACAAAGAAAAGGGGCTAAACAAATGGCACGACTCAAAATAACAAGGGCTACAGGCGAAGTATCAGAGCATCAGATCTCGCCGCGAATTGAGTACGCCTTTGAGTTATATGCAAAAAAAGGTTTTCATAAAGCCTTTAGAGACGATGAGAAACAAAGTGACGTATATTGGTTAGCGTGGGAGTGCTTACGTACATCCGGCGAAACCGTACCAATTTTCGGAGCCGAGTTTTTAGATACTCTTAAAAAGGTCGAGGTACTAGACGACGAGCCTTTAAGCTAGGGCGCGGCACTTTAACCTATCTGGTAGCGCAACTATCAGTACGGTTAGGGGTCGCGCCTCAAGCGATACTCGATCTCGATACTGAGATGTTTAAGATGTTAGTAAAGGTATTAAACGAGCAAGCCGAGGAGGTTAAAAATGTCCGTAACACTAGACGGCGTTAAAGAGACTCTTAAGGCTATGCGTAAAATAGATCCTGAACTATTAAAAGAGATGAACAAAGAGATTAAAGGCGTAATGATCCCCATCCGGGACAAGGCTCGGGGCTATGCGCCGTCTCCAGTACCGGGCAACCTGTATAACTGGAACGAAGGGACTAAGGGCCGAAAGATTACAGCTCGTAACTCGGCCTTTAGAACTCTTAACACCGATGGGCGCGTACGTATGTTTCCACTCTACGATGCAGCTTTAGCTAGTAAAGGCGTGTACTACTCAGCCTCACCAAGCAAGCGCAACCGTAACGGCTGGTCATCGATGTACATCATCGCTAACGCCTCAGCTAGTGGCGCTATCTATGAGACTGCCGGACGTAAAAACCCGGGCGGAGACTCTCGTAGTCGATCTAATAACCCAGGCGCAGGTGCTAACTTTATTAGCCGTATGGGGCCTCTATATGGTCAGGATCAAGCCTCACGCGGTCGTATGATTTTTAGAGCGTGGCACGAGGATCAGGGCAAGGCTCAAGCTGCCGTAGTAAGAGCTATTGAAAAAACTATCGCCGCCTTTAATCAAGGCCGTTACGCGAAGGCGGCATAATGGCCAAGTTACCCGATTTATTCGTTAATGCCGTTACTACCTTTGACGGTAAGGCGTTAGCAAAAGGCCAAAAACAGATAAGTGGCTTTGAGAAAAACGTAAAGAATTTAGCTAAAGCTTTTGGGCTTACCTTTTCAGCTGCCGCTCTAGCGCAATATGGTAAAAATGCAGTTAAGGCTTTTGCAGATCAGCAACTAGAAGTAGCACAATTAACTACAGCTGTACGTAACCTAGGCTTGGCTTTTGCTACTCCGGAAATCGATCGATACATAGATAAGATCGAAGCGGCCACGGGCGTAAATAGAAATCTACTTCAGCCTGCGATGCTTAAGCTACTACAGGTAACAGGCTCAGTAACTAAGAGCCAAGAATTACTTAACCTTGCTATGGATGTATCGGCAGGCACGGGAACCGATTTAGCCAAAACTAGCGAAATATTAAGCCAAGCATACGTAGGCAATTTTAAGGGCTTACGCTCTCTTAACCTAGGCCTTACTCAAGCCGAGTTAGCCTCTACTAACTTTGAGGAAGTACAAAAGCGCCTACAGGTATTATTCGCAGGCCAAGCCAAGGTAGCCGCCGATAGCTATGTCGGCTCTATGAATAAACTCGCCATAGCCTCCGAGAACGCTAGCGAAAAGATCGGTAAATCTTTAGTCGGTGCGCTTACTGCTCTATCCGGCGGCGAGACAATAGACGACACAATTAGTAAGATCGATAAACTCAGTAGCGCTATCGCTGGCCTCATCGATGTAACAATAGGGCTTAAGGCTGGCGAATACCTGCAACAGTATTACGGACTTAACGCTGGAAAAATTCCCGGAGGGTTTGGCAATCGATCGCTATCAGCTGGCAATCAAGACACACAAAGAGCCGATGCCAAGGCACGAGCCAAGGCCGAAGCCGATGCCGCTAAGCGAGCTAAAGAGTTATTAGCATTACAAAGAAAACAAGCTATAGCAGAAAAAAATAAAATAGCCTTATCTAAGGCTGCCGCTGTTTTTGATACTACTCGTGTCTCACTAGCTGCAGCTCTTAAGGCTACCTATGACAAAGAGACACGCTTGCGCCTTGAGGCCCTTATCGCTATCGAGGATGAAAATGGCGATTTAGCGCTAAAGAAAATAGGCGAACTAGCCGCGCTGCAAAAAAACGCAGACTTAGCAAAGTTAGCAGGCATAAAAGAAATCAGCGATGCAACGCTACTCTCAATTAACACGCAGCTACTCAACGAGCTTACAGCTATTAATAAATCCAAAATGGCTGAGGCTGATAAAGAGGCGGCACGGGAGGAAGCGTTTAAGAAGTATAACGCCGCTATTACCGCCGCTGGCCAATTAGCAGCTAAAGAGCAATACAGCGAGCGCGTACAGATCCAATTAACAGAGATAGCGCGTTTGGCATCACAAAGTAATACGACGAGCGCCTTAAAGACTCAGGTATTACTACGAGAGCAAGCCGAGCTATCGATGATCGATCGAGTCGCCAAGGCTCAAGCTGCGGCCGATGCGGCTCGCCTTAAGGCTTTACAAGAATACCTAAACCTCTTAGGCAAAGCAGGCGGCGGTAGCGGAGGCGGTAGCGGTATTCCTTCCGGCGATTTTATAGCTCCTATTTCTAAAGAATTAGGCGCAAGTGCCTCTATAGATGCTTTACTAGAATATGCGGATGCAGCCTCAGCACGAGCTAACGCTTTTGCAGATCTTTTAGATTTACAAAGTGCAGCCGATGAGGCAGCTTTAATGAGTGGGCCGCTAGGTCAATATGCTACGACGATTAACGTAAAGATCGAGGCAGGCTTGGGAGATCCTGAGGCTATCGCTCGTGCCGTCGAGGATGTACTTAACCAATCAAGCTACCGCGGCACTTCGACAAATCGCGGATCAGGAAATTACATAGCGGTATGAGTACTTGGCTCCCAGAGTGGAAAATAATCGTAGGCACGACTGAGTATACAAACGTGCTAAGCGTAAATATGGCAACTGGTCGAGATGACGTAGACCTACAATGCAACGCAGGCTACGCTCGTATGGAGATTGTAAATATAAATAACTCAGCCTTTGATATTGACGTTACCGATAGCCTTACCCTAGAGCTAAAAAATAGCTCCGGTACGTACGTGCCTGTTTTTGGTGGCACGGTATCCGATTTTGGCATCTCGGTACGCTCGCCTGAGGAAGTAGGCTTTATAACAATCGGTAATATTTTAGCCGTAGGATCCTTGGCTAAATTGACTAAAGCCCTGTTCCCGGATGCTTTGCCTAAAACTGAGGATGGCAATCAGATTTTCGACATCCTTAACGAGCTACTTATTAATAGCTGGTTTGAGGTAGCACCGGCTTTACAATGGCAGGACTACGACCCTACGACTACGTGGGCTAACGCTGAAAACGTGGGCCTTGGCGAGATCGACCAGCCGGGCCTCTACGAGATGATTTCTCGCTCAGCTGATCCGTTTAGTAGTTATAACCTATGCGCGCAGATCGCACAAAGCGCGCTCGGTAATATGTATGAGGACAAGGCTGGGCGAGTCTGTTACGCCGATGCCGATCATCGTACGGCTTACCTATCGGCTAACGGCTATACGACTATTTCGGCTAATTACGCTATCCCGTCGAGCGTTAAGTCAATTTTACAGATAGGCAAGATCCGTAACTCGCTCGTATTTAACTATGGTAATAATTACAATAATCAGGCAACTGCTTTAGATGCTGACTCGATCGCTAACTATGGCCGCTATCAGCGCAGCGTAAGCTCTAACCTGCATAACTTAAGCGATGTAAACGATGTAATGGATCGCGAGCTAGGGCTCCGGGCTATCCCACGTGAGCAACTGCAGGCCATTACTTTCAGACTAGATAACTCAGACTTACCGGATGCTGAGCGAAACAAGCTGATAAATGTATTTTTTGGTGAGCCTATCGTTATTAGCGATTTACCTATCAATATGTTTAACGGATCCTTTAACGGCTTTTTAGAGGGCTTTGCTATTAGAGCTACGCCTCAGTTTGTGGATATAACGCTTACCTTAAGCCCTACAGATTTCTCATTGGTCGCGCCACAATGGGACACAGTAAGCCCGCCTAGCCTGATTTGGACAGGTGTAAACGCTACACTTGAGTGGGAAAACGCATTTGGAGGTTTGACATAATGGCAACAGTTACCCCTAATTTTAACTGGCCTGTACCTACATCGACCGATCTGGTCAAAGATGGAGCTACGGCTATTGAGGCCCTTGGAGACTCTATCGATGCTTCACTCGTAGATCTTAAGGGCGGCACTACCGGACAGGTACTTAGTAAAACCTCCGGTACAGATATGGACTTTACTTGGGTTACTACGGATGATGCTAACGCGATCCAAAATAGTATCGTCGATGCTAAAGGCGATCTAATCGCAGCTAGTGCAAACGACACACCAGCACGCCTAGCAGTAGGCAACAACGGCGAGACACTCGTAGCAGATAGTTCCACTTCAACAGGCTTGCGCTATCAAGGTTCAATGGCTGCTGGTCGTAACTTTATCATCAATGGCGGTATGGACATTTGGCAGCGTGGCACTTCTGCACTAGATGGACAGAATACTTATAAAACTGCAGACCGTTGGTTATTATCATCAGCAACGGCGGTAACTTTTAGCCGTCAAACAACAAGCGATACAACCAACCTACCTTTTATTCAATACTGTATGCGTGTTCAGCGTACATCAGGTTCAACGAGTACTAACGGTGGCAACATCAGCCAAAGTTTCGAGACAGTCAATTCAATTCCGCTGGCTGGCAAAACTGTGACACTTTCTTTTTATGCTCGCAAAGGTGCAGACTATTCTGCCGCGTCATCAGTGCTGCGCGCCACAATGTACACAGGCACGGGAACAGACCAAAACATTTACACCGCAGGTTATACAGGTTCAGTCACTGCAATTGACCAAAATGCAACATTGACAGGAACTTGGCAGCGTTTTAGTTATACGGCAACTCTTGCTGGTAGTGCGACAGAAATCGGCTTAACTTTAATTGGTGCTTATACAGGAACGGCTAGCACTAACGATTATTATGAAGTAACAGGTATTCAACTAGAAGTCGGTTCAGTAGCAACGCAATTTTCACGCGCAGGGGCAACAATTCAAGGAGAATTAGCCGCTTGTCAGCGTTATTTCTATAAGACTTACAATCAAAGTGTGAACCCTGCCAGCGGAACATTTGTAGGGTGCAGGTATATTGCTGGTGGTTTGCAGGGTACTACTACAACAAATCAAATGATCGGCACGACAACTCTTTCAACAATGCGCGGAACGCCATCAATCACTATTTACGACACCGCTGGAAATATAAACAAATGCACACGAGTTTCTCCAAATGTCGGCGAATACGCCAATGAAACCGTAGGTGTTGATACTTTAAGCGAAAACGGATTTAGAGTTTTTAGTGCCTCTGGTACTGCTGCGGGTACTTTTGTTATTCAATTTACAGCGAGCGCGGAGTTATAAAATGGAAAAA